TCTGAACACAGGATTGACATTTACACCTGCGAAGTTGGTTATGGCTACGCCACCACGAGTAAATTCTCGAGCACATAAGCTTTTGCGGGATTGTGAAAGCCCGAAGTAGAAAGAGTCCTGCCTTTCTGCCGTTTGCAATTTACAGTTACGTCATTTAAGAAGTCAGCTGCTAGGGAAGGGGTCGCGAAGCCCTATTCCAATCAAGTAACTAATTGGTGCTGTCCCGTTGAGTATTATGTCATTAAGAAGAGTGTTTAATAAGATGGACTGACTTGATCAATAAAGAGAAGTGAATACGAAATCGCCGTTGGAAGGGTTGCAGCGCCAAAGACTAGTTTAGGACTAGTCCCATCACCTGCATCAGTAATGGACCAAGTTTGAACTGAAACAAACGTTGGGCTACTAACTCCGTCAGCTGGCAGATTCAAACTATTAGCACCGCCCAAGAAAATTGGGCCTACAACTAAACCGTTAGAACCTGTGTAGGTGGGCTTGGCTATTACAGCAGCAGTCCCGTTAATTATGTAAGTTAACTTGATAGTCATTCCAATCAATGCACGACTAAACGTGATCGATTGGGTAGCACTCGCAAAAGTGATCAAATTAGGATACAAAGTCGAGCCTGCAACGAAAACAGACCAAGTCGCCCCGAGGGGCGCAGCATTAGTAACCGTATTCAAAACCGTTTGAAAGGCGAGATTTGCTTTACCAGTGACACCTGCAAAGACCTGAGATCTCATTAAAGTAATGTCAAAGGACATCCAAAGCTCACCAACAACTTGGCTAGCAGTACAACCTGCGGTAGCAATCTGAAAGTTACACAGATCATAGAATCTAGCATCAGAAGTCCCGAGACCAGTATTACGAGTATAAAGGGCCTTCATGGGACGCTGATTAACATTACATTCTATGGGATGAATAAGATTCTGTGAACATACAGAACTGCAAGCGAAATCTGAATTCTCCATTTCCACTTTAGAGTTGTAAACTGCATCAACAGGGTCATAGTCACTTGCCATGACTACAGTACCCAAAGAAGCAGTTCCACCTCCAAATTCTGAAGATTCAGTTTTAAAGCAAAACACAATACCATGAGGCACCCACATGTCGAATTGATTTGCAAATGCATTAAACCAGGGGAAAGTTTGAAACAACCCAGGATTAACTGGATAGCTTGTAATACTAAACGCACCGGCAGTACCACTTGCAATAACCTCACCGAGGTATTCTCTATGTGACACCCTTACGGTAGATCCCATTCTACGGAAAGATGGAACAGAATCGACAGCTCCTCCGATATTAGCTAAACTATTAGAGTTTATCTTATAATCACCAGAGCCCGTGATTGTCTTAAAAGCGCCAACAAGATTACCAGTGTATGCTTGATACCCGGCCTTGCCAAATTTCTTGGCTTTCTTGACGACGGAATTCGCTTTCTGGATTGCAGCAGTTGCTTTTCGATCAGCTTCTCTGATCTTGTCAATCGCCTTATCCACTTTCTTCTTAATATTAGACATAATATTTATATATTATATTTATTATAAAATTAAATTTGTGGACTCTCCCCAAAGTCCACGCAAACACCCAAGGCATCGCTCCAGTTCGGGGGAATGCCGCATCTCAAGTTTAAATTGTTCAACACGCTCTTGCGTCGGAGCCTCAAGTAACAATCTAAAGAACATTTTCGCCCAATTCTTAGGAATTGCCTTACCATTAATAAATTCATGTGAACAAAATTCAAACTTGTCATCCTCTATTGGAACAATGTCCTTGATCTCAAAACCAAATTGTTTATATCGATCAAGCATATTTGTTAACCACTGCTCAACACAGTCGTCACCCATAGAGAAAGCCCACGCTGATCCAAGAATGATTGACAAAGCACCACGCGCCCTACTGTTGGTTGAAGATGTAATTTTAGAACCAGATTTCATGACTGCAGCAACAAGTTGTTTCAACATCACGCCATTTGACGTGACGAAAACTGACCTGAAAGTGCACCAATATCGTATATAGGCCATTCGAGCCCATATAGTATCTGATTTTAAAGGTTCATCCCAATTGTAAGACGCGCCATTCAATTCACAGCGCAGAGCCCAGTCTAATTTAGCTAACTCCCATGAGAAATGCCAATCCCAACCTGCCTGGTCATTAGAACAGCCTGCATGGATTCGGTGACAGCCAATCACTCTCTGATAGAGATTATTGACTGACTCATCATTGGATAATCCAAATCCGGGCTGTGAAGGACATTCAGTAAAATTCGCAATCTCTGCATCATCTTGCAATGAAAAGAGAAGTCGATCAATCAGTTCATCAGCCTGACTAACGACGCAAATAATTCTGACACGACCTTCAGCAAGTTTAGATTTACGGTGGGGTTCATTCTTAACATGAACTTTAACAGGGTCACACAAACCCTGACTAACTAAATCAACTGGGTCCTCACTAAGTGTAGCCACAGTTTTGAGCAAATGAAGACGGTCACGCACTACACCAAATAGCAACGCTTCCTGTTTCTCCAAAATATCTCGCTTTGTAGCTCCAAGATGATACCAAGGACACCCAGGCGACGCATCAAAATTCGTCTGCTCCGCATGCGCCTTTATGACACCTGTGGTTGGGGCGATTTCCGGGACCTTCGTCTTCGGGTAATTCGCTTTTGCCCACTGGATTGCTCTTTCGCGCTGTTGTTGGGTGAAAGATTCATGTCCTTTGTATCGGGCGGCTTGGAGTCGGAGAGACTTGATTTCTGCGTTATGTCCTCGGGGCGGGAAGTCATAATCGTCGAGCTCGACAAATCCTTGACGGATTGCTTCTTCGACTTCTTTTGTCCTCCTTTTCCCTCCGGATTCACCGCTAAATCTAGGTCTCGGTCCGTTTCCACACTCTGTGAGTCTGATTCCTCCTGCATCAGATTGTCCGACGTTGAACTCATAATCGGCAATACCACGGATCGTTCCATTATAGTACTGATCTGTGGAGGGGTAGAAAGTTTTAAAGCTTCCTCGGGAACATCTAACAATCCCTTAACAATCTTCTGTTTATCAGCCTTCTGTTTCTCCTCATCACGCTGTATTTCTGAGATTACCTTTCGATTCACAGAAATATCCGCTTGGATTTGCTGCATTTCATTACCAATGGAATTGGTCACTAGCTTGTGAGAATTAAGTTTCTCCAACAAAGCTGTCATAACTGCAACAAGACGCTGATTCTCATCAACATAAGCTTGCTTTGGCTCACCGGGGGGGATTTGTGCCTCTACGACACGCCTCTTACCACCTTTGAGTTTTCCTCCACGCAAGCCACCTCGCTCTTCGACATCCTGATCATGTGTTCGGAGAATGTCCAAACGCTCATTGTATTGTTTCATGAATTCTTTACCTTCATCTTCTGACAACACATGTTGAACATACCATTCCGGGTCTTCACCAACATGAACTACACGATAGTCATTTTGGTTGTCCCTAAACACACGAAAATCATCGGGGTGTTTCTCAAGAAATTTCCTGACCTTGTCCGACAATTGGTCCATGTCCGAATATTCATCAGGCAACCAATCCTGCACAGTCATCTTAAAGGCACGTTTGCGACGATCATTCGATTCAAATTGGATCCCTGCATAAGACTTTCGCAGGAAATCCATTGAAACCGCAACGTTACAACCGTACTCTGGAGCATGACCAACATGGATAGCAACCACAGAGTCACCACAGAAAACAGGAGCCCCAGACGAACCGGCTTGGGTCGAGATTTTATGACGAACATCAAAGAAGTCGTCATTTCGCTCAACCGACACCTTACCGTATGCCTGGACTGCACTGAAATCATCATTGACAGTATAAATACTACAAACCACATCAACAATGGTCGGAACCAGTTTACATCGCTTGATTTTAAGACAAGACCACACAGAAGGTGGAACTTGAAAACCAACTACATCAAGTGAAAACTGGTCAAGAAATTTAAAGAAGTATTGATACTCCTTAAGGTTAACCTCTAAAGACTCACGGGTATTGGGATTTACCAGCAAGTACTTCCTGTCACCAAGAATCTCCAATTCATGCTCTGTTAGAATAAGAGCATCATCATAACGAAATCCTTGGCCAACAACGACTTTCGACTCAGGGTCAAAAAGCACAACAACACAGTCTGGCACTTTATTCGCAGGAATATAACGCGAATGAGGCATAGCAGCTTCTGGTGTGAAACCGCGTTGACCATTTGCTGTGGACAGTAAAACTGCCAAAGCGTCATTGGGGACAGAAAGTTTAAATTTAACCTGTCCAACTTCCCCACGAATGACAGGTTTGTCATCGTGGAAAATCAAATCTGTAAAGATAGCGTCCGCAAACTCGGGTTTGGGTAAAACGCGCACGCTACGCAATCGATACAAATAGGACAAAAATTCCCAAATATCTGCCTTTGCTCGCCAAATCTGGTGAACAACAACAATTGAAAGCAAAGCCCGGGCAATTTTCCTAACAAACTCTGGTTGAAAGTTCAGATTAAACCAAACCCGAGCAGAAGTGTAATGTTTATTAAACAATGCCACTAAATACTCGCCCAAAGGAGGAACGTCCTCAGCTGAAACGTTATTAACAGTTAAAGCCATAGCTGACTTCAACAATAACGTTGCTTCTTCACGCTGTTGCTGCACCTTATTCTGCCACCACGCAGTTAAGGTTTTGCAAAGCATAACACAAACGCCTAAGAAACATTCCAATTTATGTTTCTTAAACGTTGACACCAACCTTGTTCCGTAAGAGTCATGGCTTTGAGACGAGTCACTAGAAAGAAAGCTGAGATCTGTGCGATCTGCTCCTGACTCAAGGTCTGACCCGCTGCCACGTTGAGAAACGCGTGAGCTAGCCACAACCCTTTGAGTACTTTCCGTTGTCTTCGTGCCGTCGAGGAGCGTGGTCCTGCAATAAATTGCATCGCCGTCGTCCAGACCGCCAGTACTGTACAACGCGTGACTTCGATATCGTGAAAGACATTCTGGACAAGTGTGCACATATGTAACACCGAAATAATTGAAGGGCGTAGCGGGTATATCGCTTTCAACCTCCTCATCGGGTGCATAATGTGTATCATCATCATCAGTCTGCTTTGACTCATCGTCGTCTCGCCTGTTATTCCACGTAATTCCATCAGAATTATCTCCATGGTTGGTTTCAAAATTATCTTCAAATTGTTCAAATTCCATTAAATTAATTCGAATAATT